CTCTTGTCGAAGGACTTCATCTAGAGAATCGCAAGAAGCTCATTGAACGTGGTGAAGTTCAATTATAAGGATGCTTATGCACCCATATAGTACAAATCCACTTCTCTCCGGACTTTACAGGTTGTCCGCCATGTAAAGCCAACGATGTAAAATCTTCGTAATTATCTAAAGTATGAAAAAATAAACAATCCCCCTTTTTCAACTTAAATTTTATATCCAAGTTTGAAAACGATGTTTCACCCCCTTCATAGTCATCGTTGAGAGCCATGATGAATGTATACATTCTTGGATTCTGGTAAAAGTTCATACAGTCTTGATGTTGTTTATAAAATCCACCCTCTTTATATCGTACAACCTGAAGAATTCCACAATGTCCAATTGGTTTATCTACATGACTAATACACTTTCTCATAATATTGTTTATTATTGGATCGTCCGGGTCGTCGAACCATGCGGATTCACTTTTACGTCCGTCTAGTCTAATTACCGGATTTTTGTCGCCCGTCATCGACGGTTTTAATTTATCGATAGACTCCTTTTTAATATATTCAATCTCATCTTCTGTCAATAAGTCTGGTATTACTTTAGGTTCTATATAGTAATGAAACATTACTTTATTCATCACCTAATCCTTTAATAAGAATATCCCATTTTGTGTCGTTTTTTTTATACCAATATTGAGTCTACCATCATATTTATATTTTTCTGCGTATGGTCCATTAGCATCAACATAATGTAAAAAAATTTGTATCTGATAAGAACCTTTATCGGCGTCCAGTGATTCTCGGCCATGCATTATTTCACACCCTTTATAAATTATACCATCTCCAATATCACATGGTATGTATCGTTTTTCTTCATTTACATATACATGTAATGGCCATAAATAATCACCAGATTTACCATTATATTTAAACCCCAAGGGAATCGTAACCGATATTTCACATGAAGGTCTATCCCTATGGTCTTCTAAAACATGACCGGATTTATAAATTCTAAAAAATGAATATGCAGGAATAAGTTTTAAATTTGAATGTTTTTCGATTTCAGGCTTTAAAAATAGTAATAAACTTTCTGTTAATGAGTCTGCATATTTCACATGACTTCCAATAACCTGGGTGGTATCCTCATGTTTATCATTATATCTATCATATAAAGCATAACGTTCGGCAATTTTACATATATCACGAGACAATAGATTGCCAACTTTCATGTACATATCTTTATCAAGATTCATCTATTTAAAGTATGTATTAATTCTTTAATAAGGGTGCTTGTGCACCCATAAATTACAAACCCATTTCTCCCCGGACTTTACAGGTTGTCCGCCATGTAAAGCATCGGATGTGTCTAACCCATAGTTATCCAATGTGTGGAAGAATAGCGCGTCACCAGTTTTGAGTTTATATTTTTCGTTTATAACAGGAAAAGCTGTTTCACCCCCTTCGTAATCATCATTGAGAGCTATGATGAAAGTGTACAATCTCTTATTCTTGTCTTGATAAAAGACATCTTGGTGAGGTTTGTAGTGCCCACCCTCTGTATATCGTAGAACTTGGAGTTGTTCACAATTCTTGAATGGCCTATCCGTATGACTCACACATTTCTTTATAATGCGTCGAACTGTATAGTCGGTATTACCACTTAGCCATGCCGTCTCACTCTTTCGTATACGCTCGTCAATCCTTCTATCCTTATCTACTGTAGATACTTGTAACTCTTTTTTTGCCTGTTCGATAATATAAGCACATTCCTTTTCATTTATGAAATTTTCGATTACCACCGGTTTGGGATATGTGGGAAGCAGGTACACCAATAATACAATGAGGAACAATAGAATGACCATCTTACTGTATTCATAGAATTAATTTTCTAGGAAATGCAGAGTTATACCTTTTACGAATTACAGTAAATATTTCATCACTATAATCGACAAGTTTTTCCATGATTTCGATTATTTCATCGTGTTTTTCTTGGTCAAGTATATATTGTCTTAGAAGATCTCCACCTGTATTAGATATCATTTCAAATATTTGTGAGATATCTCTTGACTTATCTAGAAACTTTTCTTGACGTTGAAGTATCGTTTTGAAATACTCTTCACTCATCTCGTTTAACATGTAAGATATTCTAAGTTGCAGATTATCTGGGGGTTGAAGATCCATAAACATTAAATCACGCTCACATTGGTATACAATTATAGCAAATGAGAGTATTTTGTTCGACGCACCAATTGTTCTAAGCTCTCTAAATGTCGGTGTACCACCGCATGGTATGTCCCCATGTTCCCTAGATGACATTGTCTTCTTTTTGAACTCTATGAAATGAGGGTTATGGATACGCCCAGTTTCTATTTGACCAGTTCGCCAGTCAAAAGCTGTATGACAACTTGTACACCACATCTGTGCACACCCACTTGTTTTATAAATAACTGTACCACATTTTGGACATGATTTACTATCCCTATTTAAAAGTTCCATTGTTTCGACAGTTTGTGGATCACATTCATGATCATCTGTGAGTAATTCGTTACATTTCTTACAATAGTGTTTATCACACAATCCACAATACCAATTTTCATTCAGAAAACCTTTACATTCCTCGTGTGGACACTGGCGGACAAATGATGTCTGTCCGTGATCAACCCCATTTGTACGTAGTTGTTCTATATGTCGCCAAATATTTTCCATCTCTCTATAGAGATCTCGAATTTCTATCGATATTAGAGGATTTTCATTTGGGTTATTCTGATATATATGATGTAGTTCTAATAATTGTGATCTTTGAGTATCTAGTATGATTCTTAGTTTCCTCATTTGAAGAATTCTCTCAACCTCAGGTTGTGTCTCTGGCATTCGTGCTTTTTCTCTTTCGAATAGTACGACCTCACGGCGTCGTTTGAGTTCTGTATTTCGAAAATACTTTGTACAAAATGAATCTACAAATTCACGGTTCCAAGGAGTTTTACAACCCATACAGTGTGGGTCTTCAAATGAAGAAAGTATATATCTTTGACTACATGAACGACAACTTGATAAATCACAGAATGGGCATTCAACTTTTTTGTGATTTATCTTGTTGAATTTCTCACAACATACACCACATGTAGACATTAATATACAGACGATTTTTTTCTTTAATTAAAGTAACGAATATGTCTAATGCAGTACCAATGTTAGCTGGTGTAGGATTACTCAGTGTATGTTGTATTAGTTCCAGTGTAGCTTCTACCATGATGGGTGGTGAGGAAGAAAAACTAGGTGCTGGACCAAGTGCTGGACCAAGTGTAGGACCCAGTACCGCCGCTACCGATGCTGATGCTGATACTGACACTCCACCACCAGATCCCATAAATTGTGTGGGTAGCTGGCCAGGGTGGGGTGCGTGTAGTGAAACCTGTGGTGGAGGTTTACAATCTAGGACGTGGACAACAACAACAGCGCCACAGCATGGTGGAACAGCCTGTCCGAGTCCATCTACACAATCACAAGCATGTAGCACACAAGCCTGTATAGAAACCGTCCTTAATACCCCCAACTCGAGGAGAAGTTCAAGTGGTGTTACAGGTTTTACGGTACCCGGGACGGACACCCCAGGTAATGGATTTAATAGGGGCAGCCTAAATTCTCCAGCGGCGTGGAGTGCCTGGCCCGCTAATTATACTGACTGGTACCAATTGGGGGTTGATGATGCACATCGGATAGCTGGAATTGCTATAAAGGGGCGAGCGGATGCCAACGAATGGGTTACAAAATTTTCGGTCAAGTCAAGTTTGGATGGTTCTACATGGATAAATGTAGATGGGGGTAAGGTATTCACGGGTAATACTGATCGGAATACCCTAGTCAAAGTGAAATTTGACACACCCATCAATACCAAGTATATACGCATCTACCCAAAAGCTATTAGCGGTTACATGTCCTTACGAGCTGATCTCATAAGGATCCAATAATGGGTGACTGAAAAAGAAATCAAAGTATTCTCCTTTTAATTACAATCCATCTACAAAACTAGCAATAATCTCCATCGCGTCCTCTCGACCATACACAGTTTGTGTAAAAAAGAGAGTCATTTCGGCCTGTCCGTATGACAAGTATGTATCCCGATACTTTTCATATATGGATGCGAGACCGTCGAGGTTATTGTCGCACCAATTCTCTACATCCTCCTCAGTCATATCACGGTGAAGACCCTTTTCGATGAAATCGACAACCTCGTCGCAGAGAGGCATGTCGGTAATCACGGTACAGTCGTCGTCGGGATGATTCATTTTAGTTATTTTTTACATATTTTTGGGTTTACTTAGGTAGTTCACTTTGAGCATTTTCATATGCCTTCAGAACTTGACCCAATGTCGTCGCCCTTTGAATACGACTGGTGAATATCTTCTTTCGGTTCTTTGGTATCTTAAAGTTTCTACTGTTAATTTTAGCTTGATAGCTGGATTTATTCATCATAGTCGCCCTCTTTTCCGCGTTTCTACGAAGTTTCTCTTTGGCAGATTCGGCTGCCCCCTCTGCAGCTTTCCTCACGTTTGTCTTGAACACCTTACTCGCATTATTGGCTTTCTTGACATTTGCTTGAGTCCTAGGTGCAAACTTTTTAGCCAACTTTATACGCTCTACACCGGTAGCTTCACTGATCGCCGTCTTTTGGGCAGCAGTTTTAACTGCGTTCATGACACGTCGTTCCTTATTCTTTTGAACTAGGGCTTTAAATGAAGGCTTGGGTTTCCTCGCCGCCACATACGCATTCGCCGCATTTTCTACCGCCTTTAGAGCGTTAGCCTTCTTCTTTTCCTTGGCTTCTCTCTCCGCCTTCTTTGCAGCCGCCTTTTCCGCTTCCTCCTTTCGCTTAGCTTCCTTAGCCTCTTCCTTCAATCTCTTTTCCTCCGCGAGTTGATTCTGTATCGTCTTATTAGCAGCGATCGCCTCGTTCCTAATAGCTTTCATCTTATTGAGATTTTGGTTCTTGAATGCAGCGTTGAGTCTTGATTCGAAACCAGACTTTTTATTTTTTGGTAATTGTTTGAGACCACCGATAGCAGATTTCATAGGTCGTAAATTTTCATTTGTAATCTTGGGTTTGTTATTGGGTTTCTTGTTTTCGAATACTTCAAACGTGGGGTTGTTTTCCATGTTTGGTTCGAATATAGGGTTAGGTTTCATGTTTGGTTTGACATTGTTGTTAGAGTTGGAGTTGTTGTTGTATACAGGCTTTGGTTTTCCATTGATGATGTTATTGTTATTGTTACCAAGTCTCTCACCACCATTGAAGCTACCCCGTTTATTGTTAGCTACAGCTTTGTTCAGTATACCCTTCACAAGGGGTCCAGTAGTGTTAGAAATCTTCTTATTCACTCCATTTTCAAAGAGCTTACGTGTGTTGGCAACCTTTTTATTGAGTTTCATCACCATGTTGGCATATTCAGATTGCTCTTTGCGTGTGAGTACACTCTTCTTGATGTTATTCCTCAATTTAATACGATTGTTTAAGTTTTTATTGAGATTATTGAGTTCTGGTATCGTCTTAGCATTTATAATAGCTGGGCGCCATTTACCTATCCTACCCATAAACTTGGCGACCTCCTTTTCAGTTTTGTTAGTTAAATTCTTTCGCCTATTCTTGAGTTTCTTATTCTCGACGTTTTGCTGACGCTTACCCTCATTATTGAGCTGCTTGTTCAACTCGGCACTGGCATTGAAGTTATTGTTGTTATTCTTGTTCTTGGCAGCCCTGTTTATACGCTTACCCTCATTATTGAGTTGTTTGTTCAATTCCGCAGCGGCGTTGAAATTATTATTGTTGTTCTTATTCTTGGCACGGTTTTGACGCTTAGCTTCATTATTGAGTTGCTTGTTCAACTCGGCACTGGCATTGAAGTTGTTGACATTATTTTGTTTGTTTTGAATTTTGTTTTTGGTATTTTTATTCAACTTAAACGTGTTATTAGATGCGTTTTGGAAATTGTTGTTGGGCTTGGCGTTATTGTTGGGCTTCACGTTATTGTTAGGCTTGGCGTTATTGTTGGGCTTGGTGTTATTGTTAGGCTTCACAATGTTATTGGGCTTGGCATTGTTGTTGGGTTTAGCGTCGTTATTGGGCTTAGTATTGTTGTTGGGCTTAGCGTCGTTATTGGGCTTGGCATTATTGTTAGGCTTGGCATTGTTATTGGGTTTAGCGTTATTTTCCTTTGGTTTACGCTTATTCTCGGCCAATTGCTTAGCATTACGCCTAGCCTCTAAAGCGGTCTTGGCCCTGTTAAGTGTTTTGTTGTATTCAGTATTTGGTATGAACTTCATGGTTTTGGTGCCGGGTACGGTAGTGGAGTACCCACCGAATAATCCCTTCTTATTAGTTGCATTCATCTTGTATACTTCATGGTCTTTGTTTCTCTTGTTTGTGAGAGCATTTACAGATATAGTATTCATTGCTTTACCGTTAGCAAAAGCCTTTACATATTCCTGAGAAATGACCAGGTTTGTAGAAAGCTTTTTCAATAGTTCTAAATCCGCTTCACCAGCCTTCTTTTCCGCAAGCTTGTTTTCAACTTCCTTTTTCATGGCATTGTAATTTGTTGGGTTTACATATGCAATACGTCTCTTACCCATAAACATGGGATTAACTTCGTTACGGAGATTCCTGATAATCTTATCTTTTGCAACTTTGTTGAGAAGAGCATTTTTGTTGACATTATTAATAGACTTGTTTCCTTTGAAAGCGGTAAGATACACCTTATCCACATTGGGTAATTTCAGTAAATTTTTCTCAATGTTCGCAACTCGTTTGGATTCTTCTTTGATTTTCTTAGCTTCTTCTTGGCGTTTACGTAATTCTTCACGAGCAGCCTCTTTCTTGGCTTCAATTTCTTCACGTTTTTTAGCCTCTTGTGCTTCCTTCTCAGCCTTCTTGCGATTTTCCTCATTGCGTCGAGCTTGGTTATTAGCGTTGTTTTGAACAGCTGCATTTTCTTTGTTAGGTTCTTCTTCAATATTGTTTAATTTACCATTACTGTTAGGTTTGGTGTTGGGCTTCACGTTGTTATTGGGCTTCACATTACCGTTGGGCTTTGTGTTGTTAGCGTTGGTCATGATGGTATTTCCGTTATTGTTCTTGTTGTTAGCGTTAGCATTGGTCATAATGGTATTTCCATTGTTGTTCTTGTTGTTCACAGGCTTATTGGGCTTATTGTTCACGGTGTTGTTACCCACACCAGTGTTGACCTTGTTGGGCTTGTTGTT